TGGAGTCCTGAGGAATCTCCGTCTTGTCCCCCGCCCCCGGTGAGTCGTCGGATGCGCTCGAAGTCGTAAGCGGCGCTGCCCCATCCACCGCTACGTCCGGGGGGCGAGCATCAGCCTCCTCTTCGTCGTCCCCGACGATCTCAATCTCCTCGATCGGGATGCGCTCGATTGTCCGCCTGGCCTTCTCCCGGCTCATGTGCGGGTTTCCCTGCCAGAAGGCTACTGCGATAAGACCCGCGAGAATGACTTGATCCATCTGCGGCGGATCACCGGCCATCTCCTCGGCTTCGGATATCGCCTGATTCTGCTCATCGAGCGCCTGCGTGAACTCAGGCCAAGTCATGCCCGTCACCTGTTGGACGAGTACGGGGTCCCCAAGCCGGAAACGATCCGACCAGGGGTAGAAGCGCTTGTAGATTTCGACGCCGGGTTGGTCCGCCATCAGCGCACCTTGTCCCTACGCCACTGCGCGAACGATGCTCGAAGCGGGAGCGGGGAGGAACGTCACCTTCGGCATCGAGATCTCCCCCACCGATGCGTCGATCGGCGTGTAGTCGAAGAGCAACGAAGACAGCGTGTACGAAGGGTTGGCCGAAGACGTCGCGACCGAGCTCGGCTTGCAAGCCACGGTGAATGGTGTGCTCGAGCCGACGAGCGGTGCGAGTGTCGCGTCGACCTTCGCCGCAGCGTAGTCCTGCAAGAAGGTGATCTCGATCTTGTCGTCTCTGAGACCCTGGGCATTCGCCTTGGACAGAGCGCCCATGGCGGTTGCGTCCAGGGCTTCCGAGCTCATGTCGACCGAGATCTCTCGCACGTGGTCAGAGAGATCCACTCCGTTCACGGTCAAGGTCGCAAGGTTGGTCATCACGATTGCCATCGCTTAGGACTCCTTTCCCTCGTCTGAAGAGGGGCGCTTTTTCGCCCCTACTAGCTCGAGTGCGCCGCCGGCGAGTAGTGCCGCCTCGTCGTAGCCCTCGCTGAAGTCGAACTCGAACTCCTCACCCGTGGAGTGCCCGAGAACCTGCGCGTCATCTGCGACGACGCGGTAACGCTGCTTTGCCATGCCGCGCTTATCGGACTAGCTGTTTACGAGCACCGTCCATTCGACGGTCACGACCTGTTGCCCGTTGGCATCTGCGACGAAGCGATAACCGGCGACGCGAGTTACGCGCACATCCTGGACGATCCCTCCCAGCGTTCTCTCAGCCTCGATGGCCTCTTTCACGGACTCCCCGCCCGAAGGCGACATGAGCCCGTCCAGGCGTACCTGCGATGACTTGTCCAGGCCGAGCGAGATCATCGCCGTCAACGTGAACGTGAGGACGTCCAGGCCGCGCATCATCGAGCGGTCGTAGTCGATGCTTGCGGGAGTGACGTAGATCGCAGGCATCGTCGGTGAGAGCGGCATGTACGCGCTCACCTGCATGTCGGGAATGGCTGCGAGGTTTCGGGCTAGGCCTTCGCGAATGTCCGAGATGGGCGAGAGCATCTCAAGCGACCAAAACCTCTCGCGAGTAGGGCCGCACAAGCGCTTCCACGTCGGGATCAGCGAGCATGATCCGAACCACCGACCCGTCCAGACCAAGCCCGGAGATGCCAAATGGAGCCTGCCGCGCGCGCTTCAGGAGCCTGTGCGCGAGAAGCGTTGTCGCCTGCTCGATCTGAGCCGGAGCTGCGAGCCATCCGAACTTGCCGGTGAGCTCCACCGTCCGCGGGTAGCCGATGGGGAAGTAGTAACTGCCCAGCGGGTGGACGCAGATCTGTGTCCACGGCTTCGAGTCCGCGGCAGCATTCAGAAGCTCGGTGACGAAGTCCGTATTTACCGTCCACGTCTCATCGAACGTCCCGTTGCCGTCGCGATCGATCTTGAGCGTCGTCAGCGTTACGAGGTCGTCGATCGGAAGCGTCGAGTAGTTATCGGGCGAGTAGTAGCGAACCTGGTTGGCGTCCGTATCCGGGTAGAAGCGCCGGTCGCACTTCTCGTCGATGGCGCGGCAGGCTGCGCGGAGCGCGATCTTCACATCCTCGTCCGAGAAGCTCGTACCCGAGAGCTCGATCGTCGACTTGAACTCCTCGAGCTGGACGTACAGGTTCGGGACCGTCGGGACGTGATCCGTGAGGACGAACTCGAACTCGGGAGTGTCCTGCGTCTTCGCAGAGGGGAGCGTGATCTGGAACCAGCACAGGTACTCGCCGGCGGTGTCTACATCGAGTGCCGCCCAGTCGTACTGAACGCCGCCGATCTGCGCCACCGCAGCACCGCTCGAGATGGATCCGCTCCCCTTCGTGCAGCCCAGAAAAGTGGTCGGGGTCTTGCCCGTGTAGAAAACGTGCTGCGTGGCGTTGACGAGGAGCGCACCTGCATCGAGGAAGCCCGTCGTGGAGACGACGGTGAGCGTCCCGGTAGGTAGCACCTGCGTCCCGTTCGTCGTGGTCGATGCGCTGACGATCGTCGCCGCGGTGTCGACCTTGAGAGTCGACGAGCCCTCTGCTCGCATCCTCAGCTTGGCCGTGGATCCTGCGAGGTCGAATGGCACCCCGTCGATCGAGATCGTGTTCGTCAGCGAGGGTGAGCGGTTGCTCTTGGTGTGAATGAGCGGCGCCATTCCCTCGTGTGCCTATCGGACTAGGTCGTCCACCTCGCCTCGAGGATCGGGGGGATCGAACTGGTCGCTATGAGCCGGAACGTCGAAGTCCTGCTGGCGTGGGCGGTTCGAGAAGTAGCCGAAGACGAAGATGGCGCCGGCGATAACCGCCTCGGCGAGCATGGACGCGGTGGAAGTCACGGTGGCCGTCAGGCGAATGGCAACCGACTTCACGATCGAGGCCGTCACGGTGGCCGTAGCCGCCAGTCCTTTACCCGTTCGCCGCACCATCGTCGCGGAGGTCGTCACGGTAGCCGTGAGCGCCTTCAGGAACACCCTGATAGCGACCAGCGATGCAGTCGTCGTAACGGTCACGGTCAGACGCTTGGCTATCTGCTTCACGATCGACGCCGTCACCGTCACCGTCGCCGAAAGCGGCTTGCCTACCGAGCGCACCATCGTCGCCGAAGTCGTAACCACCGTCGCCGTCATCGTCAACAGCTTTACCTTGATCGTGACGAGCGACGCCGTAACCGTGATGGTCGTAGCCGTCAGGATCTTCCCGACCGACTTGACCACGGAAGCGCTTAGCGCCACCGTCGTCGCGGTAAGCGGCTTCCCGACAGACTTGACGATGCTCGCCGATGTTGTAACCACCGTAGCCGTCATCGCCAAAAGCTTCACCTTGGTTGCAGTGAGCGACGCCGTAACCGTGACTGTCGTAGCCGCCAGGATCTTGCCAACGCTCTTCACAATGGAGGCCGAAGTCGTGACCGTGGCTGAGAGCACCTTCCCGACCGAGCGCACCATCGTCGCGCTCGTGGTGATAGTTGTGGCGCTGAGGTTCTTTCCCGCGCTCCTAACCATCGAGGCCGAGGTCGTAACCGTAGTCGCGGTGAGCGGCTTGCCAATGCTCTTCACAAGCGAGGCCGTGACGGTCACCGTCGTCGCGGTCAGACTCTTCGCGATGCTCCTCACCATCTTCGCGCTCGTCGTAGAGGTGGCCGAGAGCACCTTGCCGACGCTTCGGACGATTGACGCTGTCGCGGTCACCGTTGCGGTCAGCGCCTGCGGAGTGCTCGTGCCGCCCGCCGAAGTCTTGGTAACCACGACAGGATCCGCCCCGTAGCCGAAGATCGGCACCGAGAAGGTCGAGACGGTCGTGCCCGTGTTGGCGGATTCGTTCGCCCCGTTCCCGGTCAGGTCGATGACGTTCTGAGCGATCGCCTGCTGGTCGAAAACCCACGCGCCCACAGGGGCGAGGCCGAGGATGTGGGCGAGCGAGAAGGCGCAGTTTTCTACCTCCGCATCGCTCAGCTCGCGGTTGAAAGCAGCGGCCGCGGCCAGGTGGGCGTTGAGGTCGTCGCCCCCTTCCCACTCTCCGAATCGCACCGTCCCGCCGGAGGCGGTAGTCGCGTTGGCGACGGTGGCAGAACCGGCAGTGTGCGTCCAGACGTTCGTGTCGTAGCGGTAGACGTGGTGGCGAGGGGTGACCGTCCCCGTCTCCTTCGTGACCGAGAGCAAGTGCCACTGATCCGCGACGTAGGTTCCCGCGCTCGACTCTCCCGCGTTGTCCGTGTCGCAAGTGATCGTGGCGACGTTCGTCAGCTCCATGTTGGCGCGCACCGAGC